TGCATTTACCACTGAAATGATTTTCTGAATTACTGCATTCAGGATTGGTGCCACAATATTCAGTACCGGTGCAAATGCTGCTGCAAAAGCATTTTTCAGCTGAGTCAAGGAAGACATCAGCATGGAAAGGCTGTTATTGGTATCCCCGCTGTATTGAGACAGATTTTTGAATCCATCCACCAGTGCACTCCGTAGCTTGTTCACCAAGGCAAACAGGCTTCGAATTCCCAAGGAATACTTCAGCAGATTTTTCAGTCCGCCGCCAAAGGAACTGCCATTGTCTTTTACTCCACCAGTGAATCGGTTTAGGATAGGAATTCCGCTTGTGAATTTCTGAATCAGTGCACCGAATAAACCAGATGTACGTCTGATCACACCGCCTACTTTTAAAAATGCAGAGGTGACTCCGCCAAGGATTCTTACCAGTCCACCCCAGCCTTTCGAAACCGCTGATGCACCGAGACCTGCTACCTTACCAATGCCGCCGACAACTGATTTTCCCAATCCCATTGCCTGCTTTGGAAGAGATACCGTTCTCTCTACATCCGCACCATTTGCTTTCATCTCTGACATCTCAGTTTTATATCCTTCAACGGCATTCTTTGCCTTTTCGATGTCATATTGCAATGATTTCCATTCCCTACTCTGTTCTTTGACACCAAGTGCCTCCAGTTTTTTCTGCTTTTCAAGTAAATCAGCCAAAGCATCTCTTGCCTGGCCTGCTTCCTCCCGAAGCTCCTGAAACTCCTGCGTTGGAACCTTTATCCCGGATTTTATCTGAAAGTCTTTTACCATTCCCTTTAAAGAAACAGAGGACATTGTTTTTCTGATTTTCTGCAGCATCCCCTGGATCTGCGATGTACTTTTCGCAGTGTCCTGTTTGGCACTGTCCAGTGCTTTTTTCAATGGGCTCTTATCCGCTGTCACGGTAACCTTTAAGGTTGCAAGATTCTTATCGTCTGCCATTCATTTCACCTCCTCAGGGCATAAAAACTGGCAGTCGGGTTATACGCCTAACTGCCTTCGTCTGTTTACTTCTGCAATATATGCTTTTCTTCGTTCCCTATAGTCTTCCATCTGCTGTTTCAGCTGGTTCTCTTCCCAGGACTTTTTCTCTGCTTCAAAGAAACTGGGATAATAATCCCAGGGATGGGGCATTGCTTCTATATCACCAGCAACAGGTGCCAGGATATTAAGTGCAATCACTTCTGCTATAATGAAATCGTCCTGAATTTTCAGCTTACGTTCCTGCTCTTTCCGTCTGCCGTAGCTTTCCAGCATGTCTATGATCTCATTTACAGAAGAATTCCAAAACAGGTCAATGGAAATACCTGCATCAAGGGCATATGGGTACAATTCGCTCAGAAACTCTGAGGTTGTCTTTACTGGTTCTCCAGCTCCTCCATGATGCTCTGAGCCTGTTTCTCCGGGAAAAAACCCGAAACCACCAGGGTAGGGGTTACCACCTTTTTAAACAGATCAACCTGGTTTCCACCTTCCTCTGTCCAGGAATCGTAAATCTTCTGGATATCCGGGTAATCAATTCCATGCTCCCAGGGCTCCATAGCCGCCTGAATAATAGTCAGCATGACCGACAGGGAGGGCATGTCTTCCACCAGGTTCATAATATTCTGGCGATACTTGTTCTCCAGCTTGCCAATTGTAGAAGCTTTCAGTTTCAGTCTGTAATCCCTGCCTTTTACTGTCCAGTACCAGAAGGGCTTGCGCTTCTTTTTCTCTTCATCCAGGTTTACAACCTTTTCCTCTTTCATCTCGTCCTTTTCGGACACATCATTTAATCCGCCTAAACTCTCCATGTGCTACCTCCTTATGCCGGATCCACGTATACAATGTCGGACTGCACGATCATTGTCAGTTCGAACTCGATCACACCGTTGACGCCTCCACCAGTACGTTTTACGGAGACCTGTGCGTCATACTGGATTTTGGTGCCATCTATATCTGACTCTTCAAAACTTAATACTTCTTTGTCCTCTGCCGCCTGACGCATAACACGATACGGGCTGTCTGCCTTAGTGTTATCGTACTTGTACTTATACACCATATCTGGTAAGTCACCAATTCCAAGCTCATACATCTTATGAGGGTCTGTAAGAGTTGTATTTTCTACTTTTTCCGGCTCTGAGCCGAGCTCCGGAATCTCTTTCAATCCCGGAAGGTCTTTATACGTGGAACTTGCTTCAGATTTCTTTTTATATCCTAACTTTGCACCATTTGCTAACATGCTTCGCTCTCCTTTCTTAATTCAGCCAGTATACCTGGTCTGAATCCATATCAATAATTCCTTCGTACCTCATCTGCTTGTGCTTCATTCCGGATGGATCCGGAACATCTGCACAGCCGATACGCTTTAACCCAAGAGCGGACACAGCCTTATCTACAGCAACCGCAGTTGGTGAGGTATTTTTAAAATCCCAGATATCAATGCGGTACCGTACCTTGGATTTATCTTCTCTCATTCCTTCTGCACTTCCACTGCCTTCAAAGACGCTGTTGTCTTCTTCGGTAAACTGAATGGTTGGTTCATTCCCTGCCCATTCTTTTGGGTATGTATCAGACACACACTCTGAAACAGTGAGCAGTGCCGCGAATACTTCATCTTTTACATTTTTCATTTAATGCTCTCCTTTATAGCAGCTGCGAAATCGGCTTTCATTCCTTCCAGGATCTGTTCCTGGTTGTCTTTTAACGCCGGATACATGAACGGATAGGCGGGCTGTCCTGTACACTGGTAAAAGCGCCCATCTGGAGTGTCTATATAGAACCAGTGGTATTTCTCAGCCACACGCCTATCCACCTGGCTCTCATGGATCCACCAGGGATTCTGAGAATAAGATGGAGTAATCTCTGGTGAAATGCCCGCATGATTCTCCTGTCCTTTTGGTCCGGTACCAAATTCCAGATAGGTCGCATAAGGTTTATTTGTCCAACAGACACCAGTTACCGTATCGCCGTTATCTTCCACTTCTGCATAAATGCTCTGCCTGAGTTCCCCTGTATCCACATGTACATTCATAACGGCTGCGCTTCGTACAGTTTGGATAGCATTCCCGATTGCTTTATTCAGATCTACATCTGCCAGTTGATTCAGCTTCATTTCCAGTTCATCCAGACCTTCCGCGCTCATGTCCGTTCCACCTCCAGCGTCAGAAAACGGTATGGTTTAATTGCAACAATCCTGTAATCCGGCTCAGTATTCTCACTAACGAACAGGCAGATTCCATCCAATTCCATCAGATCAATACCATTATCCAGAATGTAATGCAACCGTCCATTTTCATCCGGCTTGATGGCATATCCTCCATCAATTTTCACATTACGGATGTACCCAAGTCGCTGTCCATACTGCTGCGCCTGGACTTTCCCTGAAGCAGGCCAGGATTCCCCAGAAAAAGAACTGGCAGCACTGTACTCTTCGTAAGTGCTGCCCTCTTTGTCCTTTTTTACCATCCGTTTTCTGTGATAATAAGTCTCAAGTCTGCTTTGTCTTAGTCTCATAGGTTCTGCCTCCCACTCTGGCTAGCCGGAAACGGTTCAGTACATCATAAATCTGCCTGGGAGCATTGTCGAAAGAATAGGACTCACCGCCTTCACTTCTGCCTGTCTCGCCCTCTGTTCCCAGACGGTTCAAGGCAATCACAGCAAGATCGCGCACAGCTTTCTCAAGTCCGGTAACAAGTCTGATTCGGTTGGTATACCCCAGAACAAACGCTTCTGCCTCGTCAATCAACACTCCAATCAGTTTCTCATCATTGTTGCCGGTAAGAATTTTCAAACGCTCTATGGCTTTTACTTTCTCTTCATCCGTCAAGCAAATCACCCTTTCAGGACACCAAGCAGTTCTTCTTTGCTCAGACTGGAATAACCGGAAAGACCTTTTTCCTTGGCAACAGCCCGGAGTTCTGCCAGGCCCATGCTGTCAAAGTCTCCAGGAGCTTTTGCCTCTGAGGATTCCTTTTTGGAATCCCCGGAAGTCTCTACCAGCTTATAGCCATCTTTGAGCAGCTGCTCGCACTTGGAAGCATCCACTTCGCGTTCCACATTTTCTCTGATCACTCTCATGCTTTTGCCTCCTTGATATTCACATAAACGGAATCCAGTTTGTTCTCCAGGATCCAGATATCATGGAATCTACGGTAATCCAGCTGCCATGCGTTTAATCTCTGGTTTACTAACGGATCAAAGATTCTCATGACATCCTGTTTTGTGATCGCAATTGGTGTGGTTACCGGGCAAATAAAGAAGTTGACATTCTTTGCGGTTGCTCCCTTTTCATAACCGCCCTGTTTCTGCCCCTCTGTCTTTCCATCATTGATCTTGATAGAAGTATACATACGGTTAGAGGATGTTGGAATAATCGGCACGCGGTCCACAGAAGGAACCTGTGTGTCAATGCCGCCTTTGGAAAAGGTTGTCGCAGTGATTTTTCCAGCAAGTTCCAGTTCCAGCTCCATGATAAAATCAGTAGTTGCCTGGCATACAAGAGGTCCGGTATAGTTATCCCGTACCGCCTTGATACCTTCTTTAAAAGCTCTGAGCGCAGAAGTTCCAGTGGCTCCCGG